CGTCTCCGTTGGAAGCACGAACGACGATGGCAATTCCAATGCGACCGTTTCGGCGGCGGTGGTCACCACCTTGCAATACGCGCGGTCGATTAATCCTAAGGCCCTGATCTTGGTCTACGGCACGTTCCCGGTGGGATCGAGCTCGGGTCTCGTCGCGGCGGCAACTGCCGTCGATACCGCGGTGGGCCAAGGCGTAGCAGCCTTTGTCGATCCGGCCAACCGCACGTACTTCATTACGTTGGCGAATGCCGCCTATCCCTACATTATCAGCAACTATAATCGTCCGGCGAATGTTTCGAGCGCGGCTAACAACTACAGCCTGTGGATTAACGTGAACGACTTTATCCACCCAGTCGATTACGCGACGACGCCAATGGCAGGCCGCATGGCTGACGACTTCCGAACCCAAATTCTTCCCACAGTCAACTACTAAGGTAAATCATGCGCAGGCTTGTAATAATCGGCCTTATCGCAGGCTCGCTTTTCGCGGGGTCTGCATGGGCTCAGCAGTCCACATATATATCGCCGCCGTGGACAAAGATCGGAACGGCAACTAACGACAGCGCACCAGTTGGCTATGTCGGCGAAGTAATCTCGTCCACCTTGGCGTCGGGCTCGGCAGTCTCCCTGACGACGGCTACGCCTGCGAACATCACTAATGTCAGTTTAACCGCTGGGGACTGGAATTGCTGGGCCGTGGCGGACTACACGCTCACCGGGGCCACGGCCTCGGACTTCAAGGCCGGATTGTCCGCAACATCGGCTACCTTCGGCGCCCAAGACAGTTTCATAGAGTTTCCCATAGTCACCACGTTGCTCAGTGGCAGCATGACGGCTCCAAGCCCGGCGCAACGCATCTCTCTTGCGTCAACCACGACGGAATATCTGGTTGGCCAGGAAACCTTTAGCGCCGGCTCGGTGTCGGCCTATGGGACGCTTACATGCTGCCGGATGCGATAGAACGTACTACTTTTTTACGGAATCGCGTCACTTTCCCACATAGCCCTCAGACAAAGGATGGCCCAAGATGCCTATCACCCTAACCGATCCAGAGATTCAACGCGGCTCTGAACTGCTGTGGGCCTTGGAGAACGCCATTGACGCTCAGCCGGAAGAGGTCAAGATGGCCCTGGCTGATGCCAGAGCGGACTTCCACGGCTATCTGAACCGTGTCTATCGTCGCAAGGATGGGCATTTCATCCCGGCTGCAGCAGCGCCTTCTGAGGCTCTTCAGATCAGCGCGAGTGCGGCATCCGTGATTGTTCTTTCCCCAATCACGCCTGCTAGTGGTGGGACCGGAAAGCAGAATAATCCCCCCACCCCAACTTCGCCTCCGGGGGGTTAAAATGGAGTCACCGATGCTCTTCGTTGAATCCAATCTTGGCGCGACAATCTTCTACGGCTTTGTTGTCGCGATCACGGGCATTTTGTCTGTGCTCTCGAAACAGGCGCCATTGCAGAAGGTCGCACTCCTGATGGTCTTTTCATGGGGCATCAGCAACTTTCTGTTCGACACGATGTCGCCGCCTCACTTGCTGGCATGGAACGCGAGGATGGACGCGGTACTTGGTGCACTGGCATTCCTGGCCCTGCGCGGTAACCACACGCCGAAGGCGAGGTCCCTGGTCTCGCTCATATACATATCAATGCTTTCGTGCCATTTCGGCTGGCTGCTGTTCTACCGGGGCGCTAATTACGGCCCTTACTTCTGGACCCAGAATCTATTATTCTTGTCGCTTGCGGCAATAATATCTGGGGGATCAATCAGTGCCATGGTCGGACATCATAGTATCCGGCACGGCTCTGATCATGGTGGTGATCCTGTTCATTTGGGTGGGTGATTTTGATGAGCGACGAAAGCCCAGAAACAAAGCTCGCCCTTCTAGAACAAAGGATGGACACCGCTGAAAAGCGCGTTGACAAGCATGATACGGACATCGGCTCGCTCAAGCTATGGCGTGGGTGGGTGACAGGTAGCGCTGCGACGATCATGTTCTTTGTCGGTCTGTTCGCCTCACAGCTCAAAAAGCTCACGGGAAATTAGCGCTTGCTTTCAGTGCGGCGATTGATAGGTTGCCCATGCCGATGTGCACCTAACCCACTTTAACGGAGAAGCCCCATGGCCACCGAAGAGAATGCCCCCGAAACCGAAACTGTCGATGACGCCGCTGTCGAAGCTGATACGCCTGAAACGGCCGACGACGATGCCGGCGATGATCTGGACGACGGCGCAGAAGGCGAAGACGCCTAACCCCTGTCGCCAAGACCTGTAATCAAGAAAGCCGCTGGGGAAACTCGGCGGCTTTTTTATATGCGCGATCTGTGGCACATTGCCGGAAACGGAGTCTCTCACATGCCAACCTATACCTATTCAGGCGATCCATCGACCTCACCCATGGATGCTGTGCGCTTCTGGCTCTCGGATGTTGGTCCGACGAAGTGGTACAAGGCGAATGAAGAGATTAACTTTGTCCTGGGGCTCGATCCGAACCCATTCGTTGCCGCGGCCTATATCGCGCGCTCGATCGCTGCGTCTCTGGCCAGCAATGTCAACCGTCGCATAGGTGACCTCTCCATCAATGCTGGGGATGCCGTCAAAGCCTGGATCGCCCTAGCCAACGATATGGATGCCAAGGCGCTGCTGGGGGTGACTGCGATGCCCTACGCAGGAGGCATCAGCCATTCTGATGTTGAACAGGTCGCGAGTAATTGTGATCGGGTCAAGCCGCCCTTCCGTGAAAAGCAGTTTGATCATCGCGCCAATGATACTGGCGCAGCGGAGCCTGGCCTTCCGTTCATTGCTGGCGATTGGGGCTGATCATGCCAGATATTTCACCATGGCTTGACCTGATGAACAATACTGTCACGGTCGAACTGCTGACTGGCTTGGACCCCTATGGCGTGGCCACATATGCGGCGTCGGCTACCTATCCTGCGCGCGTGAACAATTCTAGTCGCCGCGTCTTGAACAAGGATGGCGAAGAGGTGGTTGCGCGCGGATCAGCCATTGTCGCTTCCCCAGGCGATATTCCTACGAACGCGAGGATCACGCTGGATGACGGGTCAAAGCCGCTAATCCTGTCCAGCAATTCTGAGCCTGACGAAGACGGCGGACATTTATATTCCAAGTTTTATTTTAGCTGATGGTTGGGCAACCCTACAAGACGCGCTCAGGTCGCTCGATAGAAGCAAGCGTCCAGATGCTGGGTGACAGGGTTTTGCGTGCATTGGCAGCTGAGGTGTACCGCGAGGGAACAAACATCATAGCAGCGTCTCAACCCCTTGTGCCTGTAGCTACAGGAACGCTGAGAGGAACTGCTTATGTCACGATTCCAGACATTCAGGGGAACAAGGTTACTGTGCACATCGGTTACGGCGGCCCATCTGCACCATATGCGCTCTATGTTCATGAAAATATGATGGCTCACCACCCTGTCGGGCAGGCCAAATATTTAGAACAGCCGTTCAATGAGGCGCTTCCTGGCATGCCTGATAGGCTGAAAAGTGGCGTTGTGCGCAGGGTAATATTCCAATTCCAGTATACAAATCCGGGAATTGATATTGGGTCTGAGCAGTTAGGCCTGGACCTTCAGACTGGTATTTCGCAAATGCAAGGAGCGCTCGTTGAGCGTCAGACTATTGCCAAAGAGGCTTCCGACTACAAGGCATTGAGCGGTGGCACATATATGAATTATCTGGCAAGCAAGGGTATGCGGCCTAAATAGGACTCAGCGCCATGTCAGAAACACCGTTCATTGAAGCGATAGGGCAGGCGATAATTGCCGCCAGCCTTGGCCAAGATACAGACCGAACAGCCGACTGGTTTGTGTCGTATGCCTTCATGGACGATTCTCCGGATCGGATGATTGGGATATTTGATGCCCCTGGACGGCCACCCGAAGAAACGTTTCGTCTCGATTATCCAGATATTCAGATCCGGGTGCGCGGGAAGGCGAACGACTATCAAGCCGCTGCGGCGCAGGCGCGAGCCATATTCGGGCTGCTCCATGGCGGCGAAACGGCTGTGAACACGTACACGAGCCCACCTAGCGCAGCCGTGGTTTTCCTCTATGCCAAGAACTCGGCTCCCCTCTCGCTCGGGGTTGACGAAAAGCGCAGACCGCATGTCTGTTACAATTTCAGATCTGCCAAGGGCAGAGCTATAGCTTAACCGGAGAAGTGCCATGATCGCCATTGATTTGCGGGTTGACGATGCAACCTCGACTCTTAATCCCGAAACAGGGCGACGAACCATAATGCTTGGTGGCATCGATCTTCGTGAAGTCGATGAAGACGCCATAACGGCAATTGTCACGGCACTCCGAGCTGTCACTGGCAAGCGCGTGCGGCTGATGGTGCTTGAGGTCGGCGAAGACTTCCCTGAAATGCCAAAGTCGCGCAAGCCGCACACTGGCGAAGGCTCAGATCCGTTCGCGTGAGTACGCCATGATCCCGAGGATTTTTGAAGGTGAGACCATGTTCATCGTGGCGGGGGGTGCATCACTGATGGCGCTGGATTTCGATCGCCTCATAGGAAAAAAGCATATCGCTCTGAACTTCAGCCTGCGCTTTTGCCCACAGGCCGATATCCTATATTTCACAGATGCGCATTTCTTCCGGGAAAACCGCGAGGAGATCGAGGCCCACGCTGCGCCCTGGAAAGCCTCTGGCCATATCAACCAAGAGCCTGGCACACCGGACTGGCTGCACGTCTATCGCCTGAGTGCTCGGGAAGGCTTTGATCCTGATCCCACAGCCCTGCGCCACGGCAACACATCCACCTATGCCGCTATGCACCTTTGTGCCCACATCGGGGTAAAGCGAATCGTGCTGCTAGGCGTCGATATGTGCCTAAGCCCTGAGGGGCGCACCCACTACTATGACGGCCACGAATATCCAGAGCGCTCATATGTCTATGTTGAGTGCATGGTTCCGTTCTTCGCTGGCCTCTATCAACCCTTTAAAAATATGGGGATTGAGGTACTTAACGCCTCTCCAAAAAGCCAGTTGAAAATATGGCCCAGAATATCGCTTGAAGAGGCAATGAGCCTGACCTAGCGTGGCCATGCGAAACGCGATATGTTCGCCTCGTATTTAGCCAGCGTCGTGATGACGCGGGCCGTCTTTTAACAGAGGTTTATGCCATGACCGTCCCTTCGATTGCCGCCGTTGCGGGCCGCGCGCTTCTTCTGAAGATCGCCTCGGCTACCTCTCCTTCCAACTTTGTCACGGTTGCTGGACTTCGTGCGACGCAGGTCGCATTGAATGGCAATCCCGTGGATATCACCTCGAAATCATCGGGAGGTTGGCAGGAAATGCTTGCCGGCGCCGGGATTACCAGCGTTGACATCACTGGTTCGGGTGTGATCGATTCCACCAATACGCAGTTAGAAGCGTTGCGGGATGCCATTCTGACCTCTCCCACGTCCGCCGTGAATATCACTGCGCAAATCGTCACGGCGCTGGGAACATTCACCGGCAAGTGGGTAGTTCGCACCATGCAACTCGATGGCACCCACAACGACGCACAAACCTACACCCTCAGCTTCGGCAGTGTCGGCCTGATCACAGCCGCCTAATAAGGATTCCTGATGACCAAAAATGCCAGACAAGAAATCACCTTCGTGCTGGGCGGAAAGTCCTACACTGTGCGGCCTGATTTCGCCTACATCAACCGCTTGGAAACTGCGATGGGGACTCCTGCCCGCCTGCTTGGGTTGAAGTGCCTCAATACCGGTTCGCAATTGGCCATGGCGGGGCAGGCGCAAGAGGTCACGATGGTTGAAATGGCATCCATCATCTGGGGTGCGATCGGTGGCACGAAGGACGCGCCGAAGACGTTCAACGAGCTCGGCGAAATCCTGATGGATGATGGCTATGGCGATTATCTTCAGCCGTTCGGAAACATGCTGGCCAACTGCCTGAACGGCCACAAGGATCACTCTGTTGACGCGCCTAAGGATGAGGTGGCTCCGGGCGTCGTGGACCCTTCGAACCAAGACCAGAGCGAACCGTTGAATGCCTAGATTTTGAGCCTTGGCTTGAAACAGCATTAGGGGCTCTCAACTGGTCGCCCGATACGTTCTGGAAAGCCACGCCGTATGAATTTTCCTGCGCATATATCGGATGGTGCAAGGTCAATGGCGCGGGCAAGTGGCGTAAGCATGACGATGGTTGGACGGACGCCGAAGTGGAGGAATGGAAGGATGTAGAGGCCTATTTGCGGGCCAAATATCCTGACGAATAAGGAAGCGGGCGCGTGGCAAACGAACCAATCGATCAAGTAGACTTTCAGATCGGCGGCGATGTCACCCCGCTCAAGACTCAAGCTGGCCCGCAGGCTAAGGCCGTCTTTGATGATATCGGCAACAGTGGGGCAGCAGCAGCAGCCAAGATCAGTGCAGCCTTCCAGAAGGGCGCTGATGACATTGCTGCCTCCGCAGCTAAGGCGCGAGGCTCCAGCGGCTTTGGCGGCGTTAGTGATGATCTCGACAAGCTCCAAGCCAAATTCGATCCCGTCTTTTCCAAACAGCAGAAATTCGCGCAAGCCCAAGGTGAAATAAACCGCCTTGTCTCTGAAGGGCGCATGACGCAGCAAGCCGGATCTGCGGCTCTGGCTGAGTTCGCAGCGGGTTTCGAGCATGTGAATGGGGCTTCCCGCAAAACCCGTGAAGGCCTCGTTCTGGTCCATGAATTTATCAGAGGTGATTTCAAGCGTGGGGTTGGATCAGCTCTGATCGAGCTGCAAAACTTCGGAGCGATGGGCGCTGTCTTCAACCCGATCACGATTGGCGTTGTAGCCGCGACTGGCGCCCTCATAGCGATGGGTGTGGCTGCTGTCCAAGCTGATGCCCAATTGAGCAAAATCCAGCGCAACATTATCATGAACGGCGGCGGGTCTGGGATCACGCAAAGCCAGCTTGCCTATCAGGGGGGCTTGGTCGGGCAACAAACCGGGATTTCGTCAATCGCGGGCCAAAATGCGATCATGACGCTTAATGCGCGCGGAAATATCCCATCACAACTTCTTCCCCAGGCGGCGACTGCGGGGACATATCTCGCTGAGGCGCAGGGTGCGTCTGGCAAGGATGCAACCAAAGTCCTTGACGATTTCGAAAAGGAACTAGCTGACCCGGCGAAGGGTGCCAAGGAATTGAATGAGCAGTTCAAGCTTCTGAGCGCCGGCCAAACGCGCGAGATCGATGACCTCAGCGCAACTGGTGACACATATGATGCTCAGCGGATCATCATCGAAGCCCTGACAGATCGCTCAAAAGAAGCAGCAGATGCGCTTGGCGGATTTCAGAAGGCCTTGAATTGGGTCACATCTGGCATTTCAGATGGTTGGTCTCGCCTTGGAAAGCTTGTCAACCAAGACATTGCCGACATATCCGGGAAGGCTGTTGGTGCTGGAAATACCCCTCAAGAGGCTATGGCCTATTGGGAACAGCAGCGCAAAAACGGCTTGGCGCAGAATGATAGGGTCGGCAATAACCGCGCGCAATATGCATGGCAGCAAGAGTCTGTCGCTCAGGATCAGTACGATAAGCAACGTGACGCAGGTGAAAAGGCGCAAGCGGCGGCTAATGAAGACACGCTCATTAATCGCGCCAAAGACTTGGGCTCTAAATGGGACGTTGAGGGGACAAAGAGCGAGAAGCGCGCCGATGCTATATCGCAATATACGCAGGCCGTCATTGCTGCGAAAAATAAACTTGGTAAAGACAAGGGAAAAAGCCCAGGTCTGCTAAAGGCCGATCAGGAAAACCTTTCTGAAGTGCAGACCGGCTTGGCTAATGCCCAAAACCCAAATTACAAGCCAGGATCAGGCATTCCCAAGGCAAGGGCTGTCAAGGGGCCAAACTCCTTTCAGGTCGATGCGCAGACGGCCGAAGAGCAACTGACCATTGCGAGGCAGATCGCGGCCGCGCCTGAGGGCCAACGCGCCATGCTGAAGGCGCAACTCGACGCGCAACTTCAGTATCAAAAGGACATGCTGAACCCGAAGGCCGCCCCGCATGCTGCGACCATTCGAGATACGAAGATTGCTGAGGCAGGCCTTGGTGAGCAAAGCAAAGCCAGTGATCAACTGGAAAACATCAATGAGAGCACAGCGGCCAATAGCCGTTTGGCAGATGCCTATGGCAAGAGCACATCTACGGCCAAGGCGGCTGAAATTCAGAATACGGCCCTTGAAGCCAACCTGAAAAATCAAGCCGTCGATGTGGATAAGTTGACGGCTGCACTCACAAAGCAGGCCTTCGCCGAAGCACAGGTCTCATCGGCGCGTGGCTTTTCCGGCCTGACCACCTCAAACACGGCACTACAGGCCCAACTCGCCGCTGGGGGCGATCCTGCCGCCATGCAGGCCGCGAGGCGTCACAGCGAGGCCCTGGCGGCTAATCAGGGCATATTGGATGCGGCCGGCAATGATCCGTCGCGCCCAGCTCAAGCTAATGGGGCGGTAAATCAATATCAGGGCGCCCTTCAACAGCGCGACACGCTTAACCGCGGCATTTCTGACAATGCGGCGAATGACAACCTGCGCCAGCAAATATCGCTTGAGCAGCAGGAACTTGCTCTCAAAAATACTGATGTGGAATCTCGCGCCAAGGAAATGGCCGATATCGAGGCCACGACGCAACTGAAGAAGGAGGGGTGGACGGTCGATCAGGCTGGCTACGCCCAGGCGCTCGCCTCTCGCCAGCAACTTCTTGAACAGTCGGCGCAGCTTAATCTTGCCCTGCAAGGCCAGACTAAGGAGATGCAACTGACTGACGCGCTCAAGAGCGGCTTAGAAAAGGTTGGAATGGCCGGCACGAAGTCATTCAAGGACATGAAGACGGCAGCGGCGAGCCTGCTTGATACGATTGGCGATTTGCTCATCAAGCTTTATGTGGTCGATCCTCTAGTCAATAGCGCGATGTCGGCTATGGGCGCTGGATCATCCACAAATCCAGGCAGCAATCTAGGGGCAAGCATAGCCACTACGGCGGCATCATCTTTCATAAACTCAGCAGTCACCTCTACAGCAGCATCTGCGCCGGCAGCAGCTTCAGCAGCAATGGCCGCCTCATCTACAGTCGCATCTGCATTGAGCAGTATGGTTGCCCTAGCTGGTGGGGGCCCGCTTAACCCCGCTGGATACACCTTAGTCGGCGAGAATGGCCCTGAAATCCTCGGTCCTGGCCATGCTGGGGTTATCACACCAATGACGGCGCCGAACATGTCGGGCATTATGGGTGGTGGTGGATCGGCGCCAGTGACGATGAACCACAACATCAGCATCGTCGTGAGCGGGACTGGTGACAAGGATCTGCTCAACAAGGTGCAAAGCGCATCGCACGCGGTGGTGAATCAAAGTCTGGCTGCCTACAATCAGGTGACTCAGCGCAATTCGCGCCAACTTTCGATCAATGCCAACAATAGGGCGCTCCGCTAATGTCCAATTATCAATGGCCGCGTGAAGCTCTATCCCCGCGAAAAGTGACGTGCCAACCCGTGCCAGGGACGATTGGTGGTGGCGTAAGCATCACAGGTCTTGAGCAGGTCATTGCCTCAGATGCAGGGTATTGGCGGATCGTGCTCGATGAAATCCCCATCGCCGGTGTTCAAAGAAAGCGTCTGTGGAACGCAATGGCTGTGCGTCTGCAGGGACGGCTGAACCTATGCGACGTGCCGATCTATGACGATGCGGCGCCGTGGCCCGTTGTGGGGGGGATACCTGTCGAGGCCTATTATACGCCGCATAGTGACGGATCGACGCTTTCGGATGGTGGCGAGTACGAGACAGACTCCATTGTTGCTACAAGCGTAGGAGGCGCTGTGGCCGGCTCCAGCTCCATAGTGATCAACATGGCGGCGGGAAGTGCACTCGGTGCGGGAATTTCTTTTTCATGGCAGGGCGCAGTTAAAAACCGCCTCTATCGTATCATGGATATAACTAGCCTTTTGGAGACGCAGTTCACCTGTTCGATCTGGCCGCCCGTTCGCGAAACCATTTTGAATGGTGACGCGCTGAACTTCAACAATCCGGTACTGACGTGTCGCCTTGCGACTGATACCGAAATGGATTCCGGATCTGATGACTATGCCGGTCGCACGCTGGCAATGGTGACGTTTTTGGAGGCACTCCCGTGACTGGCGTTCCTGAAGAGGCTATTTCTGGCATAGCGGTGCGCCTAGCTTGGTTTGTGGATTTCGCCTTCACCAGCGGTCACACGCGTGTCTGGAATGGCTATCGCAACATTCACCTCTCGGGCCAGGACTGGCTTCCTCTCGGGCCTGAAAACGCCGTAGTGCAGATAGAGGATATGGTTGGCGACTCCGTCCCTGCCGTCACTCTAAAACTAGCAGGTGTGACTTCTGATCAGATACAATTGGCGGTCTCAGAAAGCGATGAGGTCCGAGGTCAATTGTGTTTCATCTATAATCAGGCCTTCGATCAGAACTGGCAGCCATGGGGAGATTTTGCTCCATATACCGTCCTGCGCATGGATAATCTGAAAATCAGCAGATCCATTCAGGGTGATGGCTCCTTTATCCGCCAGATAGAAATTACAGGCGAAAGCGCCCTGACCACAGGAGCTAATCCCCCAGCAGGCAGATATTCCAGCCTTGATCAGGCGATGCGCCATCCATCTACAACTGACAAATATTTCGATTATATGAGTGCAAATCAGCAAAAGCGGATCACGTGGCCGAACTTCTAGGAAAGCCCAACTCGATAGACGGCCAACTTGCCGTTTTCCTGCGCGATCAGGCTGGCCATAAGTTTGACTGGCAATATTGGAACTGCGGCCTCTGGCTCGCAGACTGGATCACCTATTCACGGGGTATCAATGACCCGGCGAAAGAATGGCGTGGATGCTATTTCGATGAGCCCTCGTGCCGTGCCCGGCTGAATGGACTACCCTTCCCTGTCCTTGTAGGACGCTTGGCACGACGCGTGGGGCTGCGCATGACGCAAAGCCCAACCGTTGGCGCTATCGCCGTCATCATCGCCAATGATCAGGCTGTGGGAGCGATTAAAACCGCCAGGGGATGGGCCGTTGTGGCACCTAGTGGAATCGTAAGATTACCAGACGGTCAGCGCATCATTGGCGCATGGGAGGCTCCTGATGCCAGAGACACTTTTAGCAATCACGGCTCACGCCATATTTGCAGCTGCCGAGACAGCTCTTCAGGCGGTTGGTATTGATATTTTCAACTATATAACCGTTGCCGTGGTTGCATCCCAGGTTGCGGCGGCTGTGGTTTTGGCTGCGGCGGCATACGGCCTTGCATCCCTCCTCACGCCATCCGCAACTGCATCTGATGGCCAGTGGACGCTTGCGCAACCAGTTCCATTCCGGCGCCGCGTCTATGGGCGTGCGAAGTTGGGCGGCTATTTCATCTTTTTGGATTCCCAAAACGGAACCCTCTATTTTCTCGTTGTCCTCGCTGCACATGAATGTGATGGCTACGAAGAGCACTGGCTTGCTGACAGGCAAGTCTCGATCGATCCTACTGGATTCTTTGTGAATAACGTGCTGGGGCCCCCAGGCTCGGCTGGTGATCAGTTCAGCCGCCATGGGTATCACTGGGTCTTTATCTACAACCGGCTCGGAACGTCTGGACAAGCGGCATATTCACGGCTGATTTCAGACCTGTCGCCGCTTTGGACTGATGACTACATCGGGATTGGGATGACTGATACGCTTGTCGTTCAAACCGGTATCGCTGAAAAGTATTTTGCCTCAGCATATCCGGGGGGGATGCAGAACTATCGTGGTGTGATCCGGGGTGCAAAAATCCTTGATCCGCGCAATTTGGCAACTCCTGCTGCATGGAATGACAATGCCATTTGTGTACTTTATGACTACCTCACCAATGCCGATGGCTTCCGTATCGCGCCGAGTTTCTTCAACACTGGCATGGGTCTCGCTATCACCCAGGCTTCTTGTGATGTAGCCGACGAACTGGTTGAACTTGTCGCGGGTGGAACCGAGCATAGATACCGCATTTGGGGGTTTTACGATTTTTCGGAAGAGCCGCGTGTCGTGCTTAACCGGATGTTGGCGGCAGCAGGCGCATGGCTTGAGCCCCAACCTGATGGAACGATAGGCATTCGTGCTGGTGCCTGGGTTGCGCCAACCGTCACGATCTCTGACGATTATATCCTGTCGTATTCGGTGCAGCATTATGTGGGCGAGTTCGATGCAATCAATGAAGTTCGCGCCACCTTCACCTATCCACAGAACGACTATCAGAACCAAGAATCCTTCCCGTGGCAGGACACGGCCGATATCACGCGCCGCGGCTATGTGCGCTCGACCACAATCGATGCGCGCCATTGCCCAAGTTTCACGCAGTGCCGCCGCATACAGAAGATCGGCATGGCTGAGGCATCGCCTGAATGGACGATCCAACTTGTAACGGGGCCTTACGGGTTGCTAGTCAGAAATCAGCGCTTCATTAATCTCGTCATCACTGAGCTTGGCCTGAATATCACGTGCCGCGTGACGAAGTTTGCCGCCGACACCCATACTGGCATCTGCACAATTAGCCTGATGAGCTATGGCTCAGAGGCCTACG